CGAGGACGAATTTGCAGGCGACGAAGCTGCTGCAGGCGAAGAAAATTCTGTAGGCAGAGAACTCAAAGGCGAAAGTGCTCTAAACAATATGATGAAGGGTGCGTTAGCTGAAAAAAAGTTTTTAGAGAGTAAAGACAAGCTCTTTAAAATGGTCGAATCGGGTCAGATGTCCCAAGAACACTTTGTTAATGTTTTCAACGAATTCTATGACGAAGTAAAGCCACAAAATAAAAACAACAGTGGTAGTACATATGATGAAGTAAAGCCACAAAATAAGAAAAGCAAACAACACGGCTATGATGAAGTAAAGCCTCAAAGCAGACGTAATGTAGGTATGATGCGTAGTAGTAAACCTAAACCTAACACAGGCGGATATGACGAAGTTACGCCTCAAAACATACCAAGTATGAATCCTAAAAAGTTCACAGGTACTACAACACAGCCTGTAGCGCCAAAACCTAGACTTGGCGGCATGATGGCCAAACTGACAGACGTATAAGGAAACTAGAAACAATGTTTATTAACGAAGTTATATTTGAAGAACAAGGTGATATCTTAAATGACCTAGAAGAAATTATCACTAGGGCAAAAGCCAATGGCAAATTTAAGATACCAACTAATATGGTTCTTGCTAAACTTCGTGCAGTAGGACATGTTGTCGACATTAGTAGTCTAATGGACTTACTAACGACAATTACTAGTGTTGGTTCGTCTAACAAAAAAGATATTACTCTGGATACAGCGTTACCCCGTTCCGACGCTGATCCAGAGGATTCTACAGTTAGTGACATGGCAAAAAAACAAATAAGTAAGGATATAAAATGAGCTATACTATTAATAAAACACAAGCTAGAAATATAGCAAGAGCAGACCTTACTATCTTCAATGAAACGCAAGTACTGATGAAGCAGGTCATCACTGACGCTGGCAATGGACTATATGAAACTACTGTTAGTGATGGTACTACAATGACTGAGAGTACACCAACTATTACGATGACAGGAAGTGTTGCAAATCCAACTATTACTGGTACACCGACTATAATACTCGGTGGCACCACTGTTACACTAGGCACAAGTGGTCTAAGTCTAAATGCAGTCATAGCTGATATTAATGATGCGGCTATATCAGGACTAGTAGCAAGCAAAAATGCCGCTAATAATCTTGTGCTAACATATACAGCACCAGCGGCAACTACATGGTCATTTGTAGTAGGAGCAGGCACTGCAAATACTGCACTAGGGTTTCCTGTAATGGGGACTAATAGCGTTGCCGCAAATCCGTCAAGTATTACATATTTTAACTGCTGGCAAGGCAGTACACAAGACAGGTCCAAAACAGACCAAATGAATCAAGTTGTACTTTATTTTCAAAATCTTGGATATACAATCGAAAGATTGAAGAACACCGTCACAGGTAAAACCTTCAAGTGGCTCATTAGCTATTGACAACCAAATACTGTTAGTGCTATACTAGCAGTATGTTAAAAATAACTTCACCTTATCCATATCAAGAGTTTAAGCGTAAAAGTGTAGGCGGCAAACGTCTATACGAAAACCCGTATGGAGATCCTGTGCCTAGTGTAACAACTATTCTCAGTAAAACAAAAGACATGACACACTTAAATGCTTGGAAAAAGCGTGTAGGTGAAAAGAAAGCACAAGAGATTGTGACCGAGGCCGCTGGTGTTGGTACAATTATGCACAACATGTTGGAGTCGTGGAGCCTCAATGAGGAATACACTGGCACTAATATGCTACAAGCTAAGATGATGGCAGAGACTGTTATTAAAAACGTAGAAGCTGATATCGACGAAGTTTGGGGCAGTGAAGTAAACTTGTGTTACCCAGGATTGTATGCAGGAACAACTGACTTAGTTGGCATATACAAAGGGCGTCCGACAATCATGGATTTTAAACAAACGAATCGTCCCAAGAAGCGTGAATGGATTGACGATTACTATATGCAAGCTGCGGCATATGGAATGGCACATAACGAAGTGTTTGACACAAAGATTGAACATACTGCAATTTTTATGTGTAGTAGGGATTGTGAATGGCAACTTTGGGAAGCAGGACCAGAAGAATTTAAAGTTTGGGAAGAAAAATGGGCTCAACGAGTCTCTGACTTCTATAACTTGTCATAAATATGTGTACAGGAGCAAATCATGGCAGACACACGATTAAGTAAAATAACAGTCAGAAAAGGCAATTTTTCAGATTTGCCTCTACTAGATGCAGGCGAAATTGGATATGCAACAGACGTTAGACGTCTGTTTATTGGCAATTCGGCAGTTAGCATTGGGACAGGAGATGGCACAAAGACCAGCGGGTTTATACTTCCCATAGAGGCTAATAAACCTACCATTATTACTATATCTGTGGCCGGTGTGGTAGTCAATGCCGCGACATATACACTCAGTGGCAACGACATCAACTTCGCAACCGCCCCTGCTAATGGTGCTGCTGTCACTGCAAATTTTAATAACGAAATTGAGATTGATAGTAATGTAACACTTCCTAGTAGTGTCGAACTTGCTGCAAATGGTAGTAGTGCCCAGACTGGTTTTGTAACAAACTCCGCACTTTATAATATTGTAGTTATGGACTACACCTTAGAAAGTACAAACGGTGTTAGAATTGGACAACTAAGATTTGGAAAAGATATAAGTGCAAGTACAGGTACTATCAGTGACAATTATACAGAAACTGCGGCAGTAGGTATTACTTTTAGTATAGATATTGCAGGTTCTGCGATGATACTAAAGTACACTGATGCTGACAATCTTATAGCAAAATTTAAATATACATATCAACTTTGGAACAGCAACTAAACAACCAGGCATGGTATGAGTCGCCGAGAGAAAGGCTTAGCCTTTGGCGACAATTCCGTAAGGGCCTGGACACAAACGATACAGAACAAGTGTGCAAGACAGTAGTAGAATGGTGGAAGTCCGCTCCTATATCTAGCATGACAATAGATCCAGTAGAAAGTAGCAGTTGGCCCACACCATGGGAGATGTTACACGCTGGTAATTTTTGTGAAGATAGCATGGCACTAGGCATGAGTTATACAGTATATTATGCTAATGAAAATATGGAAAATGAACTGTTGTACATTACAGATCGAGTCAAAAGTACCCAACAACTTTGCGTATTAATTGACAATCAATACCTGCTTAACTACGAACACGGAGCGATAAGTACACTACCATCCGACAACACGATGATTGGCTATCGAGTAAAGATAGCAGATGTAATAAAAAATAATATATAGCGTAATATGAAAAGGAACACAGATGAGTGATATTCAAGTAATCAAACGAGACGGTAATAAAGACGCACTAGATTTAGAAAAACTACATAAGGTAGTATTTTCGGCATGTGAAAACCTTAATGGTGTTAGTGCAAGCGAAGTAGAAATTAAAAGCAGTTTGCAATTTTATAGTGGTATTACCAGTAGCGAGATTCAAGAAACACTTATCAAAAGTGCGGCAGATTTGATTAGCGAAGAGCAACCAAACTATCAGTGGGTAGCTGGACGACTGATTGTATATCATCTGCGTAAAATGGTTTACGGAAACTACGAACCATGGCATATACTAGAACTAATTAAGACCAACGTGTCAGAAGGATTCTATGACAACAGTCTATTAGAAAATTATACAGCCGAGGAATGGGATGAATTAAATTCGCATCTTAAACATGATCGTGACGAGAATATGACCTATGCAGCTATGGAGCAATGGCGTGGCAAATATCTTGTACAGAATCGTGTAACAAACATAATCAAAGAAACTCCGCAGATGGCATATATGCTGATCTCGGCAACACTGTTTGCTGAGTACCCAAGAGAAACTAGAATGCAATGGGTAAAGGATTATTATGACGCAGTTTCATTATTTTATATTAGCTTACCTACTCCTGTTATGGCTGGCGTTAGAACTCCGCAACGTCAATTCTCAAGTTGCGTACTTATTGAAACTGGTGACAGTCTCGATAGCATTAATGCTACTACTAGCAGTATTGTTAAGTATGTTTCAGCAAAAGCAGGAATTGGAATCGGAGCAGGTAGTATACGAGCCCTTGGTAGTCCCATACGTAAAGGTGACGCCTATCACACCGGAGTTGTACCCTTTTATAAAATGTTCCAAAGTGCGACAAGGAGTTGTAGCCAGGGTGGTGTGCGGAACGGAGCGGCAACCCTATATTACCCCATATGGCACTATGAAGTAGAAGACCTACTAGTGCTAAAAAATAACAAAGGCACAGATGATAATCGTGTGCGTCACATGGACTATGGTGTACAATTCAGCAAACTGTTCTACGAAAGACTTATCAGCAATGGCGAAATAACTCTTTTCTCGCCTAGTGACGTTCCCGGTTTGTACGAAGCATTTTTTGCAGACCAAGACAAGTTTAAAGAACTGTACGAACGTGCAGAACGCAATACAAGACTACGCAAGAAAACAATCAGTGCTACTGAATTGTTTAGTCAGTTTATGGAAGAGCGTAAAAATACTGGACGTATCTATCTACAGAATGTAGACAATGCAAATACACACAGCTCGTTTAAACAAGACGTAGCACCAATTAGACAAAGTAACCTATGTGCAGAGATTGACTTGCCTACTAAGCCTCTTAATGATTTTAACGATGAAGAGGGCGAGATTGCATTGTGTACACTGAGTGCTATTAACTGGGGTCTTATTAAGAAGCCAGAAGACTTTGCAAAGCCATGTGAAATGGCAGTACGTGGACTTGATGCACTATTGACATACCAAGACTATCCTGTTAAAGCGGCACGACGTGCTACAGAAGGCAGACGTCCATTGGGTGTGGGAATTATCAACTTGGCATTTTGGATGGCAAAAAATGGTATGACGTATTCACAACCTGACCTAGCAATGATTGATGAATATGCAGAAGCATGGAGTTACTATCTGATTAAAGCAAGTGCAGACCTAGCACAAGAGCAAGGTGCATGTTTATGGAATAACGAAACAAAATACAGTGACGGATTAACACCTAACCAAACATATAAACAAGATGTTGACGAACTAGTACCGCATGTAGAACGCATGCCTTGGAGAGAACTACGGCAACAGTTAAAAGAAACAGGAATTAGGAATTCAACACTAATGGCACTAATGCCAGCTGAAACATCGGCACAGATTAGTAATGCTACAAACGGCATTGAACCACCACGTGCATTGGTAAGTGTCAAGCAAAGTAAACATGGTGTCCTAAAACAAGTAGTACCAAGTATACACAAGCTGAAGAACAAGTACGAATTGTTATGGGATCAGCGTAGCCCAGAAGGCTATCTAAGTATTATGGCAGTATTACAAAAGTATATTGATCAAGGCATCAGTGTTAACACCAGTTACAATCCTGTATTCTACGAAGATGAAAAGATCGGAATGAGTGAAATGTTGAGACACTTGATGATCTTTTACAAATACGGCGGCAAGCAGTTGTATTATTTCAACACTTATGATGGACAAGGCGAGTTAGACATTGACAAACTAAATGAATCAAGTAATATAACTGTAGAAGACTATGAAATAGAAGATCAAGACTGCGAAAGCTGCGTTTTATAAGGAAACAAAATGAGTGTACTAAATGCAAATCAACGGAACAAACACCTCGAAAGTCTAATGTTCCTAGACCCAAATGGAGGCGTTGATATCCAACGCTATGATACGTTAAAGTATCGTCAGTTTGATAAACTGACAGACAAACAGTTGGGATTCTTTTGGCGTCCTGAAGAAGTAGATGTACTACGTGATGCAAAAGACTTTAAAGAGTTAACAGCTCACGAACAACACATCTTTACTAGTAACTTAAAACGCCAGATCTTATTGGACAGTGTTCAAGGTCGAGCTCCTGCAGACAGTTTTAATCCACTAGTAAGTTTACCTGAACTTGAAAATTGGGTAACAACATGGACATTTAACGAAACTATCCACAGTCGCAGTTACACACATATTATTCGTAACGTATACAGCAACCCTAGTATTATCTTTGATGGTATGATGGACATTCCAGAAATTATGGATTGTGCAGGCGACATCAGTAAGCACTATGATGATCTAATTGAAATGGGTATGTGGTACAACCTACTAGGTGAAGGCACACATACAGTAAACGGTAAGAAGATTGTTGTAGACAAGTATGAACTCAAGAAGCTAATTTGGATTGCAATGATGAGTGTCAACATCTTAGAAGGTGTTCGCTTTTATGTATCGTTTGCATGTAGTTGGGCGTTTGCTGAACTTAAAAAGATGGAAGGCAATGCTAAGATTATCAAGCTAATCTGTCGTGATGAGAATGTACACTTAGGTAGTACACAAACATTGCTAAAGCTAATGCCAAAAGACGATCCTGACTTTGCTAAGATCAGAGAAGAAACCAAAGATCAAATGGTGCAGATGTTTGTAGATGCAGTGGATCAAGAAAAAGCATGGGCTGACTATCTGTTTAAAGATGGATCAATGATTGGGCTCAATGCACAACTGTTAGGCGAATATGTCGAATGGACTGCCAACAAGCGTATGACGGCTGTTGGATTAGACAGCCCATATAAGGGAAGCAGTAATCCGTTACCGTGGACACAAAAATGGATTGCAGGTGCAGAAGTACAAGTTGCGCCGCAAGAGACAGAAATTAGTAGCTATGTAATTGGCGGAACTAAACAAGATGTAAATGGAAGTACATTCCAAGGCATGAAACTGTGATAACTCTTTACACCAAGCCATTGTGCCACTATTGCACAATGGCAAAGAACTACTTAACCAAGCACGGATTTAAATTTGAAGAAATCCGTGCTGACAACAATCCAGAAGTGCGTGGCTTTCTAATAGAAGAAGGTCACAGCACTATGCCGCAGATTTATCATGAGGGTACACTTTTGATACCAGGTGGTGGGCAAGCACTTGTCCAACTGGACCCACAATACATAAGAGAACTAATAGGAGATGAACAAATAGATGTTAGTAACTTCAAATTATAAAAAGAATGATGTTGTAACAATTAAGTTAAGTACAGGCGAGGAATTGGTTGCTGGGTTAGCTTCTTCATATATAAATGACGATAATTTACTTGTAATGAGGCCACACAAAGTAACACTCAATCCGTTAACAGAATCTCTAGAACTTGAGCCTTGGATTTTGAGTGCCGTTACTTACGACGATGATCCTGTAAAAATTAAACAATCTCATATTGTAGCTATTGCCAGTCCCAATAAACATACTATCGCACTATATAATATGAAATACAGCACAAATGCTACAATGCCGGATGATATTGTTGCATCCAGTCTCTTATAAATACTTGTATGGCAAGATTTATTCATAGACAAGGCGATAGTAGAACATGTGGTGCTTCTACTATCACTACACAAACTACTGTAAGAGCCAATGGCAGATTTATTAGTGTTAACAATGACCCTAATTCACATGGCGGTGGCAATCTAAGAGCAACAGAAACTGTTGGTAAAGTTAGGATAGGCGGCATTGCCGTGATACTATCGGGCGACCCGAGTGGTCCGGATGCACTTTGTCCAATACCAGGCGGGCCGCATTGTGCGCCAGCCGCAGCAAGTGCAAGCCCTAATGTTAGAGCAGGCGGAAACACTGGTGGACAAGGAGCTCAATAATGTCATTCAATGATTTTAAAGGTGGACTAAGCAGCGCCTCTGACTATTTAGATACTAAACATCATCTTAGTGGAACAGCCGCAAGTGGTACTGATGCTCTAAGGGGTGTTATTAGTGCAGAATATAGTTTTACTCTCAGAGAACTATTGTGTGGAATGTTGTCAGGCAACGGAGTTAAGTTGCCCAACGTGCAACTATGCTTGCACAGTAATATTTCTGCACTACTCAAATTACCAAATATACAAGGCGAATTACAAGACGCACTAAATGACTTGCAATCCGGTATGCAAGACTTTATGGACCATACCAAGCTGGATAACGTTCTTGGAAGACTCAACGGTGTACTAGCCGAAGCCCAAAACGTAGCAAACATGATTAACTTTTGTAAAGCACCTGTGAACCCTATTGCTATTCCCAATATGCTAGAACGTGCTATGGGTAGTTTCCTAGGAGCAGGCAAAGCAATCACAGACGATATTGGCGCTATAG